TACGGTTTTAGTTTTAAACCAAAATGGTGGAATAGTAGAACAAAATACATATTCTGATTTTGTGGTAAATAAAGTTAGAAAATCCGATAGTGAAACTGATGGATTTTTCTTATTGGCCGGTAGAGATAGTGCTACACCATCAAAGGCAAAGTTTGCAAAAGGACAGGTACAACCTACGGGAAATATGATAAAGTGGTCGCAAACATACTCAACAGGAACAACTGCAAGTATTGCATACGATATAAAAAACACAGAAAGTGCATCAGCTGCCGGAGGATTGGGTTCGTTAACAGGACCAAGATATGTTGTGGTTGGTAAGGATGGTAATAACGGATTTGCTTTAAAATTTGTAGTAGATGAAGATGCTGGTTCATTTCAATCTACAAAAATATGGGGCAGAAATTTAACATCTGCATCATTCAATTCGGTTGAGGTAGAATCCTATACGGATAGTGGAAGTAGATATGTTTACGCAGTTGGATTTACCAGTGCATCACTGGAAGGACAAGGTGGTGCAGAGGGGGTAATTGTTAAGTTTGATAATAGTGGAAACCGATTGTGGACAAACACATTGGGACACACCGATGATGAAAAATTATTATCAATAACAAATGATGTAACAAATAATAATATTATAAGTGTTGGTTGGTCGGAATCACATTCAGATGGAAGAAGAACTTTTTTATTTAGAAGTGATAAAAGTGGATTCGGAATAGGAAACTATCATTTAGAAGGATTTCCAGGAATGCAAATGTGGTATGCATCAAGTTCATTGGCAACAAATTTAGTAACAGGATCATTGGGAACTATAGCATCACCATCAAATAATACAGGTACATTGGTACTTGTTAGTGGTAGTTTTGAATCAACGGATGGTGTATATAGTGAAGAGATATATGATGGAGCTACTATATGGGATATGTTTATAGCAAAAATAAATTTAGAGGATTTACAACAACATAAAAATACAGAGGAGCATAAATTAGATTTAACGGATCAATATCCATCCGCAGAATATATAGATGATTTATTCACTTTTTACCAATTCGGAGCAGCCGGAGATGGTATAGCTGATGACGGAAACTTTTTTGGATATGATATTTTAATAATGAGTGGAAGTGGTGATATATTTGTTACAGGACAAACATCAGGAGAAATTGCAAAAAATAATTTGGGCGGAACTGGTGTTTATGATTATATTTTAACACGATTTAACCCAACAACGGAGGAATGGGAGTTTTATCAAAATGGAACTTCAGCCGATGAAGAAGTGCATGCTGCAACGGAACTATCAAATGGTAGTGGTAGTATTGCATTTGTTGGTAGAACGACGGGTACATTGGGTGGAGCAAATCAGGGAGGATATGATTTATTTTTAGGAATATATAATCCAATCACAGATATAATAAATTATTATCAGACAGGATCATTGGCAGATGATAGGGCAGTAAATGTACACGACGTTGGTAATAATGAAATCGCAATAGTGTACGAGACAGCAGATAAAATTACCTCCGATGCATCAGCAGCGGGTGGCGTTGATATTGGTGTTATTAAATTTAATTATAGTAGTTCTCTATGGTCAACATCATCTTATCAAGCCGGTACAAATTTGGATGAAATATTATCAAACGATGGTAGTCCTTCTGTATATTTGTCCGATAATAGAATAGCAATTGTTGGTAAAACTTTAGGTGTATTTTCTGATGATTCAACGATATATGGAAATAATGATATATTTTTGGGATTATTAGATTTGAATACCGGAACATATAAAAAATATCAAGTAGGAACAGGTGCAAACGAGAATGCAACTTGTGTATTTTATTTGGGTGGTGGAAAAATATGTATAGGTGGATACAACGATGGATCGTTTACAGGGAACACAGATGCGGTGTTTACCAAATTTGATACCATAATATCATTAAAAGGTAAATCACAATAACTTATTTTATAATTAAAAGATATTTATACAAAACATTAATAGGTAGATGGCCACTATATTTCAATTAAGAAGAGGTAGTAATCCAGCTTCACCAACATTGGTAGAGGGTGAATTATATTTAAATAATGCAAAAGGTACTATACAATTTGGAAGTGGATCAACCGTAGCACCATACGATTTATTGGCAATGAATGTTCCAATGGTTGGTAATGTTGATTTGTATGGTAATTTTAGTGCATCAATACCAAACGGATATGTTTGGGTTGGAAATGCAAGCAATAGGACAGTATTAGCAGCAACATCATCATTTGGTGGTGGAGGATCCGTTACAGCAGTTAGTGACACGAGTGGGCAAATTGGTATAGATTTAACATTATCTGCTGGAACACTATCAGCATTGGCTAGTGGATTGACAACCTCATCAGATGTACAATTCAATTCAATTGGAATAGGAACCGCACCAACTACGGTAGCGGGAGAAATAAGAGCAACAGGAGATATTGTTGCATTTTATTCATCCGATGAGAGATTGAAAGAAAATATTCAACCAATAGAAAATGCATTAACAAAAGTTGAAATGATTAGTGGTAACACATATGATTGGAAAGAAGGATTTGAAACAATACATTCTCATAAAGGAAACGATATCGGAGTGATAGCACAAGAAATTGAAAAAGTTTTACCTCAAGCGGTTACCGAAAGAGAAACAGGCTATAAAGCAGTTAATTACGAAAAGATTGTACCACTATTAATAGAAGCAATTAAAGAATTGAATGCAAAAATAGATAAATTAGAAAATAAATAACATATATAATTAACAACGGACTAAAAAGAAGGTAAACTAGATGGCACTTAAATTTAGACGTGGTACAGCATCACAAAAATCGGGTTCATTAGTATTTGGAGAACCATTCATTAATACTTCTATTCAAACCTTACAGGTAGGTGGAGATACGGGAGATATAACATTAGCAACATATGCTAATACACAATCATTTTTCACACCAGCATCCATTTCGGCATCATCATTTATATCTGCATCGGCAATATGGGTTGCAGGAACCGTTGATGGAGTGGATATTTCTACATTTTATAGTAGTACAAACAATAGCACCGCTTCGTTAAATACTTTTACCGCATCTGCAGGTACACGGTTAACTAATTTAGAAACCAAGTCAGCATCGGTTGACATCAGTATATCCAACATACATACTTTTACAGCATCAGTAAGTACAAGTATATTTAATATTAACGCATACACTACTTCGGTGAGTAGTAGTATATTTCATCTAAATGCAAGTTCCGCATCCCAGCAGACAAGTATAAATGGATTAAATAATAGTAGTGCCTCACTAAACACATTTACATCTTCCGCAGCAACACGATTAACTAATTTAGAAACTAAATCAGCATCGGTAGATATTAATATTGCAAATATACATACTTTCACCGCATCGGTGAGTACAAGTATATTCAATCTAAATGCATATACAACTTCTGTAAGTAGTAGTATCTTTCATTTAAACGCAAGTTCGGCATCGCAACAGACGAGTATAAATGCATTAAATAATTCATCCGCATCAATAAATACATTCACCGCATCAGCAGGTACAAGACTTACTAATTTAGAAACTAAATCGGCATCTGTCGATATTAGTATAGTAAATATACATACTTTTACAGCATCGGTTAGTACGAGTATATTTAATCATAATGCAAGTTCTGCATCACAGCAGACAAGTATAAATGCACTAAATACTTTTACATCATCTGCAAATGGTAGTTTAAGTGCATTGAACGCAAATAGTGCATCTTTAAATGCAAGAACAGGATCATACGCAACAACAGGATCAAATTCGTTTCAAGGCGCACAAACCTTTTCGGGATCAGTATCGATATCTGGCTCATTGGCAGTTGGTAACATAACCCCATCTTTAACAAATGGTAGAATAGATGCATCAAATGACATTGTTGCATTCTCAACATCGGATAAAAGATTTAAGAATAATGTAAGACCAATTGATAATCCAATTCAAAAAATTAGAAAAATAAGTGGTGTTGAATTTGATTGGATACCGAATCAGGAATTACATGGGTTCGTAGGACATGATGTCGGTGTAATTGCACAAGAAATACAAGAGGTATTACCTGAACTTGTAACACAGAGAGAAAGTGGGTATTTGGCTGTAAAATACGACAAAATAGTTGCACTATTAATTGAAGGTATAAAAGAGCAGCAATTAAAAATAGAATCTTTAGAAATAGAAATTGAACAATTAAAAAAACAAAAGGGTTTATAGTTCATGTATGATGTTTACTACACAACTGCAGGAGGTCCTTGGTTTAATAGTGGTGCTGATATGTGGGTTACAAATTGGATAAATGAGGTTGCTCCACATTTAGATACCAAACCTCTATTGTTGTTTCATAGAACTAAACCAAAAAATTACGAAGATTATCCAATAAACATTGATCATGTATGGGAGATAGATGAAGCAAAGATAGATGGCATATTAAAATCTGCCAGAAAAATTCATATATTACATGGACATTATACACCAACAACCGGAATATACAATAATATAAATGATATAGATTCGATTGTTTTTCATAACTTAACAAAAATATCATTAATAGCTCAAAAAGAAAAAACTAATTATTTACATTGGTATGGTGATTGGGAATGGGAAAGTGAATTAATAGATAAAATAAAAAATAAAATTTGGATAGGATTGTATGATTTTCCATACCAAACCGAAAATTTACATTTTATTTCCAATTATTACGAATTTTCACAAAAATCAGAAATAAATACGAGTACAAAAATTGGATTCGCAGCTAGAGCAGAGGGTAGAAAGAATTTGGAATTTATAAAAGATTTAGAATCATACATCTTTACAAATTCAGATACCTTTAACATATATTATAGAGAAAAATATGGATACAAATTTGAAAATTCAAAAGTTTATAAATTTAAACATAAAAATAAAGAAAGATTTTATCAAATGGACTGGGGAGTATCTCACTCTTGCTTTGAATTTGAACCATTTGGATATGGAATATTTGAAGCAGTGGATTGGGGTAAACTTCCAATACTACACGAAAATTGGCATGTACCACTTGATTACAAATACAAAGCATTTGACAAAGAATCATTTGAACAAATATACAAAACAATATGCGAAGATGATTATGAAACCCGTAAAAGAGAGTTTGAAAAGCTTAAAAATTGGATGATTACACACTTTTCGGATAAAGAAGGATGGAAACAAAAACTTTTAAATATTTATAACGGAGAATAGTATAATATGCCAAAAACCAATTTATCATTAGGAAATTTATATAGAGCAATAAGTGGGTCAGCTAGAACATCACAAGTTGTTACTTTAAATGGTTTGGCCGGTGGAGGATCAAATATTGCATTTAGTGAATTCGCAATTGATTCCGTAACCGTCACACCACCGGCATTTACATACATTGTAGAAGATACAAGTGAAAATGCTACATTTACATTTACATCTCCAGGTACAAGACATGGAAGTAAAGTTGGTATAGTTGCAAATAACTACACTTGTTCATTCAATAACGCAAACTTCACAGTTCCGAGTTCATCATTGGGTGCATCACCTTCTTTTAATATAAAAGCAGCTGCACAACAACCAGCACCATACACAGGATCATCAGCGGTCTTAACTATGGCATATGCGGATTTTTATAATATAAACGCAACAAATCACGCCGTTTCAACTTTAAAAACATTATATGCGGTAGATGTTTATAATACCATAAACCAACCCGATTTTTGTTTACTATTTGGTACACAAATTCAATTGGAAGATGGTAGTGAGATTAATGTAGAAGATTTAAAAGTTGGGGATATTGTAAAAGCATGGGTACCAGATGGATTGCCTGATGAAGATTTACCATTGAACACAAATAGTGTTGATTGGAGAATGCATTTATTGGAAAATTTACAAGGAAGTGAACAGAATGTAGCAATAGAAAACATTACATTTGATTTCGCAGATGCATATTATTCATTAAATAACGGATTAATAAAAGCAACAGAATTTCACCCAATATATGTTTGGGATTCGCAAATAGATAAATACAGATTTAAAAATATATGTGATGTAATTATTGGTGATAAACTAATAAGATACGGAGTAGATGGTCTGTTAGAAGAAGTTGAAATTGTAGATATTGAATTATTATTTGAAGATGTAGAAATTGTAACTTTAAATGTAGAAACAGCAGACGTTTATATATCTAATGGATTTATTTCACATAATAAAGGAACAACAACCCAACCAAACATACCATATCCTGGATTAAGAATGTATTTGGATCCTTCAAAGGCCTCATCATTTACTGCCGGATTGCCATCTACAGGAACACCAACTGTCGATTGGATGGATTTGGCAGGATGGAATACGGGTGTAAGACCTGGTGGACAGGGTGGATTAGGACAGGGTAGTCCATCATATAATAATGGTGGTGCAACTAGAAAGGATTATTATTACGCACTAAATGGAACTAATCAAATATTCTACAAAGATACTACATCTAATATAAATGGTGGATATTCGGAGTTTAATATAACGGCAGGTACAATACATATGTGGGTAAGACCAACAACTACATTGGGAACATCTACAAGAAGATTGTTTGATTATAATGGAAACTACGGATTTGCAATAGAATCAAGTGATAGTTCAACATTAAATAGATTAAAATTCTATTCAACACCATTGGGAGATTCCGCACAAGTTACAACATCACTATCTAGTAATGTTTGGTATTTAATATCGGTAACATTTGGTAGTGGAGTGGCACCACAATTTTATGTTGATGGTGTAGCAGTTGGTACATTAACAGCATCGGCAACAATATCGGCACCTACAAGTACAAATTATATAGTAGTTGGTGGTAATGATGCATTTAGTAGTTTTTGGAATGGTCAGATTGGCCCTGTTCTATTTTATAATAGAATTCAAACATCAACGGAAGTTGATCAAGTATATGATTATTTCTCACCAACATATAAAGTATAATTTGTTGTTTTGAAAATAAAAAATATATTTATACATTAGAAATACTAATTGTAATTAATCAATAATTAAAATAACATGGCAGAGAAAATTGTATCACCAGGCGTTTTTACAAGAGAGAACGACCTTTCATTTTTACAACAAGGAGTATCCGAAATAGGAGCAGCTTTTATAGGACCTTTCAAAGAAGGACCTGCAGTTCCAACAGTTGTAAATACACAAACCGAATTTGAAACTCTTTTCGGAATAGTAGATGATACCTACTATACACCATTGGCGGTGCAAAACTATTTAAGAGAAGCAGGAACTGCAACTATTTGTAGAGTTGTGGGTGTTGGTGGATACACTGCACAAAATCCTCTTTTGATAAACGTAAGTTCAGGATCAGATGGAGCAACTGCAAACGAAATAGTATCTGCATCAGTTGGTATATTGTTTCCAACAGATAAAAATATATTGACTACTGGTTTAAGTGGATCTACATACACAACTGCAAATGGTAGTTTGGGATATGGTGATTTGATTATGTTTGTTACGGGTTCTACTAACTATACTGGATCAACATCTGTAGATCCTGAAGATACAAATGATATTGAATCCGTTTTTGGAACATCACCAATAGGAGCAAAGGGTGGATATGTTTATGGATTCTTTAAGAGCCCAGTTGAAACTACAAACGGAAAATCAATAGTATATGGTGCAACTGTATCATCTAGTGTTGTAGTATTGGGTGATCAAGACTTTACAGATGATGCACAAGAAGCGGTAACTCCATATGTTCAATCACAATTGATTTCAGGAGAAAGATATAATCTTTTCCAATTTGAAACAATTGGTGTAGGTAATTCTGCAAATACAAGAGTTAAAGTTGCAATCACAAATGTTAAAGCAGCTGGAACTGTTGCAGGAACGGATTATGGAACATTCACCGTTGTTGTTCGTGATTTCAATGATACCGATAAGAAAAAAGTAATACTTGAAACATATTCTAATGTAAATCTTGATCCTAATTCTCCAAACTATGTTTCAAGAGTAATAGGTGATAAATATATTTCAATCAGTGCTGCAGGAAAGATATCAGAAACGGGAGATTGGGTTAATTATTCAAAATATATTAGACTTAAAAATGTATCAACAACCGCACCGGTACAGGCGGTTCCATTTGCACACGCTGCATATCAATTACCTGTAAGTGCAGGAGTGTACGCAAACTGGATTCCAAAAGTAACATATAGTACCGCTTCTGTAAGCGATTCTACAAAATATAGTGGTATTGATTTAGATAACAATACTGATAATAATATATACTTAAAACCAATACCAGCTAGTGCAGGAGTAGGAGCAAATACAGTTTTCTCTTTAGATAGCACATGTGGATTAACATTAAGTGGTACATCATCTACCGATGTTGCAAAAAGACAATTCATATTAGGATTCCAAGAAGGATTTGATGGTATGAGTCCTACAACATCAATTTATAAAGGAGCCGATATAGTAGCAGGAAACTCACAGGGTTTTGATTTATCTACGGCAACTGCAAGTGGTTCAATTGCATACTCAAAGCATATCAACGCACTTTCAAACGCAGATGAGTGGGATATCAATATGGTTGTAACTCCTGGTGTTGTTAAAAGATTACACTCTTCAGTTGTAGATGATATTATTGAAATGGTTGAACAAAGAAGTGACTGTTTCTACATTATGGATGGAACTGCACAAGATGATACAATAGATCAAGCAACAGGACAAGCATCCGCAGTAGATTCTAACTATGTTGGAACTTACTATCCATGGGTTAAGACAATCGATGTAAATACAAATAAATTAATAGCAGTACCACCATCAGTATTACTTCCTGGCGTATTCGCATCTAACGATAGAGTAGCAGCAGAATGGTTCGCACCAGCAGGTTTGAATAGAGGTGGATTGTTAGGAGCAGTTAGTGTGTTGAATAGACTTACTCACTCTGAAAGAGATACTCTCTACGAAGGTAAGGTAAATCCAATCGCTCAATTCCCTGGACAAGGTATTGTGGTATTCGGACAGAAAACATTACAAGATAAACCATCTGCACTTGATAGAATCAATGTTAGAAGATTGTTGTTGACTGTTAGAAAATACATCGCATCTACTTCTAGGTATTTAGTGTTCGAACAGAACTCTTCTGAAACAAGAAATAGATTCTTAAATATTGTTAACCCTTATTT